ACCCAGTCGAGCAGGAAACCAGAGTCTCCAGACGCGGGCCGTCGCACCGTCCAGCATGGCGCCAGTCTCCAGCCGAGCGCGGTGGCCGCTTCCGAGTTGGTCGAGATCGTCGAGCACGAGCTGAGTCGCGAGCGGGTTCCTGGCCATTACCAGCGCCGACCTTCGTCCTCATCATCATCATCGCGGTAGTCGCCAGCGTCGTCGTCGGTGTGGATGGCAATGGCGTCACCGTAGACGGCGGTCGCTTCGGGCGGGAGTCCGCGATCCTCGGCCGCTCGTTCGATGGCAACCTGACGGCGAACCCGCTGCTCGATCGAGTCGCGCTCCTCCTTCTCGATCTGGGCGCGTGTCTCCTGACGAATGGTCCAGTCGTCGATCACCTGCACCGGGTGCTTTCTGGCCACCAGGCGCGCCTCGTCCTCGCCCACCCAGGTCAGGCGATAGAGGCTGGTCGGCGAGATCAACTGCTCGACGGTCCGATCGCCGTCTGGCACCGCCACCGCCAGGACGCCGGCGCCGGCGATCGTCGTCTCTGTCACGTACCCGGCGATCGTCACGTGGCCCATCACTTCGACCACTGCCCAGCCAGACCGAGGCTGTCGCTCGTCGTTCATCCTGCCGCTTCCTCCAGCGCATCGAATAGGCCCGGCGACATCGAGGAAGCCGGCGCCGCAACCTGCCTCGCCTTGGCCGCGTTCTTCAGGGCCTGGCGGTGGTAGCTCTCCTTCAATTCGAAGCCAACCGCTCGCCGTCCCTGTTCGAGCGCGACGTACGCCGTGCTCCCGACCCCCATAAATGGATCCATCGTTAGATCACCAGGATTCGAGTAGAGACGGATCAGGCGGCGGATTACCTCGAGCTGAAGCGGTGCGACGTGTTTCTCGTCGCCTTCATCCCTCACCCCGCGCGACCCCTCGAGGATGTCAGTCTCCTGAATGTCTGACCAGAGCCCCTTCGCGTCGCGGATCCATTCGTTCCGGGTCAGCCAGCCTCCAGGGTTCCGGTCCTGATCGAACAGGCACGGGACCGGCTTGCCCTCGCCTTCCTTCTGGAAGATCAGGACGTAGTCGTTGACCGCGGGCGCGAGCTTTCGACCGTCGCGCATGCCGGTCACGAACAGTAGGCTATGCAGCTTCTGGCGCTGGGCGATCGCCTGGGGGTTCTTCGGAATAACGACCTCGCCCGTCCAGACGAATCCTCCGGCGGCGACCACGTCGATCACCGCGCCTCGGAAGTCGCGGCGACCCATGTGGCCGTGCTGGACCTTCGTGGTCAGCAACTGCTGGATGTGGATCGCCAGGATGCAGCCGGGCTTCGTCACACGGTGGACCTGCTCGACCCAGAAGCGGAGGTGGAGCCCGAAGTGGGTGTCGCGAGAGTCGGTGCCACCGTCCCAGGAGTTGCCGACGTCCTCGTTCTTGCCAGAATAGGCAAAGAGGTTGGAAAACGGAATGCTGGTCACGGTGAGATCGACCGACTCCGGCTCGAGCCGCGCCGCCATCCCCTGGATGCAATCCTCGTTGTAGATGGCCAGGTCGTCCATTCAGGCTCCCATCAGAACCTTGCGGTAGTGCGCTTCCTGGATGCGGGTGTCCTCGTCGAACGCCGCCTCTTTCCGCCGCACGTTGCTAAAGACCGTCCCCTCGAGCTCGGGAATGATCGGAATCTCGACATGGACGGTTTCCGTCTGCCCGAAGCGGTAGGCCCGGCGGATCGACTGGTAGAGGCGCTCGAAGCTATCGTCGAAGCCCGAGAACACCATGGCGCGGCAGTTCTGCAGGTTCAGGCCATAGCCCAGGAGGATCGCCTTGGAGATCAGGGCGTCGATCTGTCCGGACTTAAAGGCCCTGACCAACTCGGCGCGCTCGGTATCCGTCTGCTTACCACTCAGGATCCGGTAGCGCACGTCAGACGGCAGATGCTCACTGATGATCTCACCTTCCTCGTCGAACACCGTCCAGACCATCACCTGGCGGCCAGCCCGCACGTGCTCGGCTGTCAGGTCGGCAACCTTGGCCGGCTTCAGGGACGGGTAGCGGGCCGCCATCCGTTGCCCGCCGATCGTCTGGTAGAGGAAGCCTTTGGCGAGCTGGGAGAGCTTCGAGCGCTCGCTCAGGGTGAGGCGATCGTCGTTGAACAGGCCGCCCTTCTTGCCGACCAGGCCGAACATCGTCTCCCGCTGGACGTCGGTCAGGGCCAGCTCGTGCTCGCGAATCACGGGCGGCGGCAGGGTAGCCAGGATGTCCTTGAACCCGAAGCGAGACGGATCCCGCAAGTAGATGCTCCAGGAGGCCATGAAGCCGTAGAACGCCTGGCGTGCGTGTGGTTTGACGCGCCAGGCGTCGGTCTTCATGTCCCGCTGAAAGTAGGTCCAGAGGATCTCACCCTCGCTGCGCAGGCGCTCGAGGAAGCTCGCCTGGCTGGCGTACTCCATCGCCTCGTTCGGTGCGGGCGTGGCCGTGAGGCTCAGCTTGTACTCGATGCCCTTGGCCGAATGGATCAAGTTCCACTTGATGACTCCGCCGCCGGTCCTGAGTAGGCTCGCCTCGTCTGCCTCCAGGCCGGCCAGATGGCGAAACTCGGGAATCTGGCCGGCGATCAGCTTCTCGTAGTTCGTGAGACCGATCGCTGCCCCCGGCAGCTTGCACCACGCGACCAGCGCCTCCCGAGTCTCCAGGCGTTCGATCGCCAGTTGGTCGCCGTAGAACTCGGCGGCCATGTCGACGGTCTGCTGGTGGATCCCGATCGGCTGCAGAATCAGCACTCGGCCGCCCGTGATCGCCACGACCTGACGGGCCCACTCCAGCAGGATCGCGGTCTTCCCCAGCCCGGTGTCACACCAGCAGGCGAAGCGTTTAGCCGGGAGCGCCAGGTCGCCGACGATCCAGCGCTGGTAGTCGTGGAGATACTCAGCGAGCGGGAGCGGCACACCGTTCGACGTCGGGACGGCGGCTCCGATCCGATCGGCGAACCGCGCCGGCGTGGTCAGCGTATAGGCGTCGTCAACCCAGCTATATGACACCTGACTCTCGGGCAGGGCCTTGGCGCGCAAGAAAAGCCGATAGCTGTCGAGGTCGAAGCGGTCGAACCGCACGACCGCCAGGCTGCCTTCGATCTCGACGGCTGGCGCCATGGCGGTCACGATGCCACCGCCGCACGAGCCTGGAAGACGAGCGGCGCCAGTCCGGCCGGCATGTAGAGCGGGTGCTTCGGATGGCCACCGCGCGTCGTGCCCAGACAGAGCGGTGAGACGCCGATCGCTGCGAGCAGCGCCAGGACCTGCGCGTCTCTACCCCGATGGGCGCCGTGGACGCCCCAGGCGACCACGACGGCATTGGCATTCCCCGCTACCTCGCGGATGACGCGATCGTTCTCGGGCCCGACAGGATCCTCGACGTAGAGCAGCCGGCGCGGCTCCGTTGAGCGGTATGCAAACAGGTTGACGATGCTGGCCGATCGGTAGCCCCACGCCCGCGAGAACGCCTTGACGCGGCGGATCGTCGGATCATCCGTCTCAGCGGTGGCGGTCGATGGGTTGAGCATCACCCAGCACACCACACCATGCCCGTCGAGCGACGCGACCTCGCGCGTCAGGGTGTAGCGGTACTGCCGGCAGGGAGAGAACGTCGCGGTGTTCATTCCTCGACGACCTCGGCCACTGCTCCATCGTCCTCGATGACGCTGTCATCCTCATCTTCGTCGTCGTCACCGCCGACAGGCGAGTCGTCCTCGTCGTCCGAGATCTCGACCGTCATGTCGTTCATCTCGCCCTGGCGCACCCGGGACAGGAAGCGCCCGGCGATCCGCTCGTCCGGGCCGAGGTAGCCGTAGCGGTCCAGCGCTGCGAAGTTGGCCTCGAAGTCCACGGGCAGCACGCTCGGCCCCGCCACGTCGATCCGAGCGAGACAGCCAAAGACGAGCTTCTCGACGAACAGCTCCGACGCCCGCATCTTCGACAGATGGTCGGCGGACAAGATGATCAGGATCTCGGCCTGCGTTTCGCGTTCGACGATGCCGTCCGCCTTCTTGACGCGCGAGAGCACCTTCTTGCCGTGCGCCGACCCGCCCTTTCGCTGCCAGTAGAGCCCCACGACGACCGAGGCGACCTCGCGTAGGTAGGGGACGGTGCGGATCAGCTCATCGACCATGTCGGCCAGGTCGATGGCCCGAATGTTCTTCTTGCCACCGAAGGCGCTGTCCTGGGGCACGGGCCACTGCGTGCGCGCTTTGTACGCGGCGTTCCGAGGCTCGCCCCAGGATCCTGGCGTGTCACGCGGCCGCGGGGCCGGCTCGTCGTCCTGGCGCGGCGGCATACCGGGCAGCTCCACACTGGCCGCCCCGCCACCGTAGTGAAATCCGGTCGTCACGTCACTCGACGAGACGACAACGGTGTCGGACGGGTCAGCACCGGATGCCGTCGGGCGGGCGTCCAATGCATCGAGCGCGGCCTCAGCTCGCTCGGCTCGCTCGATCAGCCCACCGAGCTGGTCATCGGGCGTCGCGTTGACGATTGCTGAGGCCAGGGCGTCAGCGGCGATGTCGGCTGCACTCGCGCCATTCTCGCGCTGCATGTCTTGAAGCTGTTTGACGCTCCGCGTTCGTGGCATCTAATCACCCTTCCAGGCCTGGGAGCTCGATCGCTCCCGCTCGCTTCAGCCGAAGCCACTCAGGCACCGGCCCCGTCTCTGAGCACACGGGATAGGTTTCGCAGCCGACGAATGGCTGCTGCGTCTGTCGGTTCGTCCTCACGACCTGGCGCGCGCCGCAGGCCGGGCACGTCGTCGTGATGCGCTCGTCGTCCTGGCTCACCACGCGAGGTCTCTCCCTTCCACCCAACAGGTCTGACAGATCAGATCGCCGCGCCGAGCTCGAACTTGCTCCTGGGCTCCCGTGAGCGGCTCGCCGCAGAATCGGCAGTGGTCCGGCTCGTCAAACAGTTCTGCGCTCGTCCTGCTCTCGCGCTCGCTCATCGACATGACTACGCCACCTCGATCGCCGCGCGGTGCCCAGCACAGACAATCGGATCGTTTGGGGCGACTGGCGCATGGCCGTTGTCGTTGACACACCTAAGCCAGAGCGTCCCGTCATCGGCCATGACGCGATGACGGGCGCAGTAGACGATGTCGGCTCTCGACGCCGGGCACCCTGCGATGACGCAGCGCTCGCTGACAGGCACCTGATCGCGAGTCTTGTTCTCCTTCTGCTCATCTTTTGCACACACGAGGGAGGTTTCTTCGCCAATAGAGGGGGTTTCTTCGCCGTTTCTTCGCTCGCTCGAAACAGCCGTTTCCCTTCGAGTGGCGGGGGGTTTCTTCGTTTCTTCGCTTTCTTCGCCCGGCTTCCCTCCAGGAGCGTCCTCAGGGGTACTTAAGGGCTCAGCGAACGCACGCGTCCGCCAGCGTGTTGCTGCCCTGGTCTCGGGTTGCTCCGACCGTTCCATCTGGTGTCCTCGTCGAGTGATCTCTCGCGCGCGTGCGCGTAATGGCGAAGAAAGCGAAGAAACCTCTGTAGACCCTATTTCCCTCCTGGTAGGTTTCTTCGATCGGCGTGGCGAAGAAACGGCGAACTAACCATGCTCGCGAGCGAAGAAACCCCCTTCATGCCCGTGTTTCGCGGGCACATCCACCTCCTCGACGATCTCCCACATGCTGGCCGGGCGCCCGCCTTTCGGGCCGGCTGGTACCGAGACCCGAGCCACCTTGCCGTCCTCGACGAGCCGCTCGAGCGCGCCGTTCAGGCGATCGGCTTTGACCTTCCGATTGAGCGCCTCGTAGAGCTGCGTCGTCGTGCACCGGGTGCGCTCCGACAGGATTCTGATGACGCGGCTTTCGAGGATCGTGCGTGACGTCCTGACCGATGCTAGAGCAGCTCTCGCGTGGTCCTTGAAGTAGTCCATCAGGTCGGCAGCAGCGGCGATCGTGGCCTGGGGAATGAGCCGACTGACCTCGGCGCCGGCGTCCACCGCCCAGGCGACGTGAAGGATCAATGCGACTCGAGCAAGCTGGCCGGGCAGCTTTGCCCAGGTGCCTTTGAGGCTCGCAGGAAGATCGTCCGAGCGCTCCTCGGCTTCGCGCTCGTCGAACCACTCGCGCCAGATGGCGTGCGCGCCGCCGTCGAACCTTGCCACGTTGGGGATCGTGGTCCCAGGCACGCGCTCCCAGCCCTTCAGCTCGTGCAGGGCCATGAAGAGACGGTCGACGTCGGTTTCGGCTTGCTCATCAACGCCGGCGTCGGTCCACCGCGATGACCCAAGGTCGGGATAGGCCCAGAGCAGGCGATCGAGGAAACCGTCGTCGGTGTCGCCCTTCTCCACCAGCATCGGGAGCTTGTCGGGCTGGATGCCGCCCACCACGGAGAGACACGGCGTTCTGACGATGATCGGGTCGGGCTGCGATCGTCGGTCGATTTTGATGGACGCTCGGCCCCACATCGACAGGTAGTGCTGCCGGTCCGCGCCCTTGCCAGAGCGGTAGGCGTCCATCGACATGACCCACCCGACCAGCTCGTCACGCGTGAAGGCCAGGCCCTTCGTGTTGGCCAGCATCGACGCGAGCGCTTCCGTCGTCGGGTCAGTGGTCCAGACGTGTTCGTAGACTGGCGGCTCAGGCTTTGCTCCGCGTGTGGCCTTGATCGCCGACTCCCACTCCGCGAGCTCAACATCGTGCCGCTTCTTTGCGGCCCGGTAGGCGTCGGTGAGCCGGTTCTGAATGGCGTCGATCGGACGGATCGCAATCCTGAGCGCGGGCGTCTTGCCGGATCCTGGATCAGCGACCACAGCCGCGTACAGGTTCGGGCCCTCGCGCCAGCCTTTCTTGACCTCGATCTCCCAGGCGTTCCCGATGGCAGCTCCCGCCAACACCAGGAGTGGCACGCCGACGAACTCAGGTGGGACCGACAGAGCGACCGCCGAACTGCGCACCAGTCTCGCCATCGACGGCGGCAGCACCTCAGTCGGAAAGCTCACCATTGGCGCCGGTGGCTCAGGAGTCGACTCCGCGGCCTCAACCGCTACTGCAGGAGGCTCAGGCGCCGACTCTAGGACCGCTTCGCCGAGGGCGATCAGGTATTCGAGGCTGCCGCCCATGTCCAGCCAGTCCGAGACGTCGCCGTGTTCGGGAAGCGGCTCGAGCGTGAGGATGGCGGCACGGGCCGTCTTCGCCAGGTCAGCCAGCTTGAGTCTGGCGTCGAGCGTACCTGGCTCGTCGTTGTCCTGGAGGACAACGACCCGTCGCCCCTCGAGCCACTTGCTCTCTGGCCCCTTCCACTTGCCGGCTCCCTCGGCGCGCGTCGTGGCGACCAGCCCGAGCGACGTCAGTCTGTCAGCGTCCTTTTCGCCCTCACACAGCCAGACGATCTCGCCAGGGTCCGCCGCCAGCAGCTCGGGCAGGCGATAGAGGATCGACGTATCACCCTTCTTGTAGTCCCACCCACCGCTCGTGTTCGGGCGGCGCTGGAAGAAGCCTTTCCGCCAGTGCCCTGCGACGTGTTCGCCATCAACGATGTCAGCTTCGACCCAGGTCTCTCGCCTGACCACCTGGAAGGCGATCCCGCCAGTCGCGTCGCGATAGTCGTAGTGCGCCACGACACGCGTGCGCTTCCCTGGCGACGATCCCTTCGGTGAGCTTGCCTCCTGACGCGGCCACAATCCGCGCTCCTGAAGCACGGCGATCACGTCCGGCTGGGCGCACCCGCCGTAGCATCGAACCAGGATCTTCCCGTCTTTCTCAGTCACACCAAGCGACGGATTCCGGTCCCCGTTCTGATGGGACGGTCCAGGGCAGTGCGCCTTGACGCCTCCCTTGCTGCAATCGCAGGCAGAGCGACCACAGGACAGAGCGCTCCGGATCGCGGCTGCACTCATCATCAATCCACTGCAAACGGCATGAGCCGCTCTCTGGCTGATCGGGCAGCGTTAGAAGCTTCTAACTCGTCGGCGAACAGACCGATATGCCTGTTCTTCCCGTCGACCTGAACCTGAGCACGCCACTTCTGATGTTGCTTCGACCAGGACACACCGCGATGCGCTGATGACCCGCCCCGGCTCCTGACGTTCTGAAGGTTGCCGGCGTGTGGAACGTCGCGCAGGTTCTCTCGGCGACAGTTCAGGTAGTTTCGATCAATGTGGTCGCCCTGTCTCTCATCGCCATGCTTCAGGCCGAGTAACTCGCGGTGCAGATAAATCCTGCGCTGGTGCCCGCCGACTTCAGTACCTCTAACTGCGTAGCCGGTCTGCTGACACAAAGACCAGCGCCACTGTGTGACGAAGTCGACATCGGCTTCATCAACGATGACGTACGCCCTGATCGAGCCATCGCGAGCCCGTAGCGGGATGCTCACTGCACCGCCGCAGCTAAGCGCGGAGCGGATCTCGTCGAACGTCATGCTTAGGCCGTAACTCCGACAGCCGCGAGCGCCTGTTCGACCGAGGCCCTCATGTCACGGATGTCGTCGTCGGTTAGATCGGCCAGGTTCGCGGGGACCGCGAAGTCTCCGCCGGCTTCATTGGCCCGCTTGACGACCTGGCGGAGTCTGGCCACGAGTGCCGTTCGACTCTCGACTCTCGCGGTTGCGGGGCGCACCTGCTCACCATGCTCGACTTCCATCTCCTCGAGATCGGGCTCCGGATCGTGGAGGACGTCGCTCGTGGTCGCCGTCTTTTTTGGGGATGCCCCCGTCATGAGAGCGGCGCATCGTCGTCCGGCCAGAGATCCTGGTAGGACCGCCGCGCCTTCCCATTCGGCGCAGGCGAAGGACGGGTCGGCGGTGACTCACCGCGCGCGTCCCTCGCCTCCCGGCGCCGATTCAGCTCGTCGCTGGCTGCGACCACCATCGCCTGCGCCTCGCGCTCGGTGGACCAATGGAGATACTCGGCCAGGCTGTCGGTTCGGCCCTTCGTGTACTCACGCAGCCACGCGGCCCGGGCCGGGCTCTCGTCGCCGTCGAATTCGGTCCCTCGCACGGCCGAGAAGAACAACCCTCTCCAGTGCTCGGCGTTGCACCGTCCGCCACGCTGGATCAGCTCAAGCTCGCGATCGGAGACATCCCCGACGACCACGCCGTCGATGATCGACTCGTCGAGATCCTCGTCTGGCAGCTCTGCCAGGGCGTCCTGCAGGGTGGGCGGGGTCGGCATCGGCAGCATCAGCGCGGCGCCCTGCTCGAGCGCCAGGGTCATCACGTCGTTGAAGTTTCTCGACGTTAGCCGACGGCCGCCCGGCGGCTTCGAGGCCAGCGACCAGACGGGGATCGTGCGCTTCTTGCCCGTGGCGTCGGCCGCCTCGCGGTAGTCGATCGCCAGGTCGAACGGCACGCCAGCGATTCGCCCCTGCGTGAACTGGCCGATGGATCGCAGGCCTGCCAGGATCGATCGGAGCGAGTGCCGGCTGGTGAAGCGCAGGCGGTAGTAGGCGCCCACGCCGTCAGGGAAGACGATCTCGGGGCCGTCAGGCCCCCACTCGGCGAGTACAAAATAGACGCTGACTGATACCTTGCAGCGTTTCAGCCAGTCCTCATACTCCGATGATCCAGCGTCAACCCGCTGATACCCTCGCCCTGGCACCAACACCATCAGGTAGTGTTCATCGCCGAAGGCTTGCAGTTCCGTCGCGGTGTAGCTCATGAAGCGGCAGTGGATGAACCTGCTGGGATCGTCGAAGGGAAAGGAAATCGTAAGCCGTTTGCCACCCGACTGGTCAAGCGCTCGCTTGAGTCCAGGAGCGCGACCGGTCGCATCATGAAGATAGATGGTCCCGTCTCTCGATCGCTGAGGCGATCCTGGACGGTTCCCGTCGCTCTTCCCCCGGTAGCCGGCGCTGATCGTCGCCAGACTCTCCACTCTGGGAGCCTCGTGAGCAATGCCTCCGGCGTAAATATCCAATACGGCGAAGGAGTCGATCAGGGGGGTGGGCGAACTGGACGCCAGCGCCGAGCCGTGCTGCTGTCGTGCGAGGTCAGTCGTCATGCCGGACTCCTAATCCGTAGTAGCTAACGAGTAGCACAATGGTATCACTATGCTACAATGGCAGCAAGGGAGTAGCACAGTGCAAACTTTGGTCGTGGCTGAAGCAGTGGTCCGTCTCTTCGTTCGGTTGCCGACCGATCTGCACGCCCAGCTCAAGGGATGGGCCGATGCTGAAGATCGGAGCCTGAACAACCTCATCGTCCGTCTGCTGCGCCGGGCGGTCAGCGAATGGCGAGATGCGTGATGGGCACACTGCCCACCGAGCTTCAGTTCACGAGCGCCGATCAGGTGCTCGCTCTGCCATCCGTCCCGTACTCCGATCGTCGCTTGCTGCCGATCGAGCCCGGCTTGTACTTCGCGATCGTCAACGGTGATCAGGTCGCCTACATCGGCGCCTCGACAACGTCGCTCAGAGGACGGTGGCACGAGCACAACCGTCGCGTCCAGATGGAGCGCCTCGGCAGTATCTCCATCGCCTGCGTGCCATGCTCTGATCTCGCGGTGTTGGCGGTCGCTGAGCGCCGCGCTATTGAGACCCTGCGTCCTCCCCTGAACACGTTCCACGCCGCTCATCCGAGGCCGGCAAACCCTGAACCCGTCATCTTCGAGGGGCAGGAATTCGTGACTGTCCAGACGGCCGCTACCGAGCTTGGTGTGAGCCACATGACCATCCGCCGCTGGATCGAAGCTGGGCATCTGCATCCGATCAGGCCCGGCCGCGAGTACCTCATTCTTCGCGAGGAACTGGAGAGGTACCGCGACCCGAAGGCCCGTCCTCAGCCCGGCCGTCCCCGCAAGCCCGCCGCCGACTGAACCGCTCATGAGGACACTCCCAGCGCGACCCTCACCCGGCAGGCCAGCCAGTAGGCCACGGTGACGCTGACCGCGTTGCCGAGTATCCGGTACCTGGGCCCGTCATTGATCTCGCTGCCGTCCTGCCGGTAGCGGGTCCAGTCGTCGGGGAATCCCTGGAGGCGCTCGCACTCCACGGGCATCAGCCGACGGACGATCCAGCCTCCATGGCGCGAGGCGTGCGGCTCAACGATCCGCACGCCTCGGTCGGTCTGACGCTCCCCATCGGTCGCTGCAACCGTGGTAGCTGTGTCGGTTTCCGTCGCCCGCAGATCGGCGCCCTGGCCGGACTCCGGGTAGAGCGAGTAACCGACAGCCTGTCGGTTACTCGTCTCGACGGTTGCTGCGACACCCTCGCTCAGATTGCCGCCGTTCGCTCCCGTCTGCCCGAGTTGAAGCGAGTAGGCGACTGCATCCTGGCCACCGGCCCGAAGCGCCCCGGTGTAGTCGCCCGCGCGAGTGATGTCCTGTCGCCCCTTCCCCCTGAACGACGTGTCGTTCCCGTGCCCGGCCTGGTGGTTGAAGGCGATGTCATCGCCTTCAACCACCAGGGGATCCTCGAGGCGATGGCCCGCACGGACGTGCGGGCCATCGCCTGACATGAGTGGTGGACTCACGTCGCCCTCACCGGCGATGTTGGCGACAATGCTCACTTCGCCGGCGCTGTTCAGCGCCGGCGAAGTCGCTCCATCCACGACCTCAGATCGGTTGCCGGGTGACGTGATGACGCGCTCATCGAAGGGCGCGATGATCCCCGCTCGCGAGTCGCCTTCGGAGAGCCCGCTCCGAGTCTCAACGGCGACTCGCGAGCGGTTCTCCCGATGGGTGATCTCGAAGTCGCCGTGTCCGTTCGGCCCACCATGGGCCAGCAGGGACGTCGCTACATCGATGGGGCCGGCGGTGCGGTTGCCGCCGAAGGCGGCAACCGCACCGCGATCCACTCCAGCGCCAGCTTCAAGAGCGCGGGGAGCTCCTTGCCGCGCTTTGACGCGCGTCTGAGGATGCCGCGACAGGCCGTCGGGGAGAGCCAGTATTTCGACGGCGCGTTCGGCTCCAAAATCCGCGACAAGGAAGATCCGACGTCGTCGCTGCGGCACGGCCCAGAACCCGGTATCGACGCGGTGCAGAGCACAGTCTCCGACGCCCTGGCTGTCCAGGACTCGCCACGCAATGTCCAGCGCCCCGAGTTGTTGTAGCCCGCCGAGTACGAGAGCAAAGTCTCTTCCGTCATTGGAGCTGAGGAGTCCGGGGACGTTTTCGAGAACAATGAGCCTTGGACAAAGCCCTCCGGTTGACTCACGCATCTCCCTCACGATCCGGATGAATTCCCAGAATAGACCACTTCGCTCACCCCCCAATCCGGCCCGCTTGCCGGCCACCGAAAGATCCTGGCAAGGAAATCCCCCGACGACGATGTCAACCGGCCCCAGATAATCATGCTGTCTGGGAGAAAATGAGTTATCATTCTCCCTATGGACATGATTCTCTGTGAGTGTGGATGTGGGGTTGAACGCCCTGCGCGGGGGCGCGATGGAAACCCCCGACGCTTCATCGCCGGCCATCAGGCGCGTATGGCTACTGAGGCTCGGCTGGCACACTGGGCCAGCATCACCAGCCAAAACGGCGTCGGCGGCTCCTGGAACAAGGGCAAGAGCTACGTCATCGCCAAGCGAACCGTCTACGCCAACAAATCGGCCTGGATGCACGCCGTTCGCCGCTGGCACGGTGACGCCTGTATGCGGTGTGGCTGGAGTGAGACCGCCTGTGACGCTCACCACATCGTTCCCCGTAGTGAGGGCGGGCGCCATACCCTCGCTAACGGTGTCGTTCTGTGTCCCAACTGTCACCGGCTGGCCCACACTCACCCCGAAGTCCAGGCCAGTCTCGCTGAGATCAAGGCTACCGCTATTCCGATCGTTGAGGCCCGCTAACGCGGTCACCTCTCGAATGTCGCCCAGTCGCCTAACACCGGGCCAGTGGCGTTCGAGCACCGACACGCAATCGCGATCATTCTCGACCTGCCAGGCCGTCTCGAACCCGGCGAGCTCGACCCCACGGTCGAAGCCGCCAATTCCTGTGAACAGGCTGCCGACACGCAGCACGCCGCTCATGAGGCACCGTCCGACGCCGGCTCTGGTGGGCGGCAGTAGCTCTCCATCTGCCCGTTCGGCCGCTCCCTGAAGAGGTCAGCCCGTTCCCACGCTTGGTGTGCGCAGCACCAGCGGAGGCCAGCGTCTCGATGCTCGCGATACGCTTCGAGCGAGATGCCGAGCTGCTGTGCCGCGCGCGTCCAGCCACGAGTCTGCGCGTCGATCACGATGCCACCGCCTCATTGCACGCTGTTCGCCGCTTGAGATCGGCGAGCGCCAGCAGCAGATCGTTGGCGATCCCCGGGTAGTCCTCGTACACGAGCGCGAGCCGGCGTAGCTCCGCTGGCAGGGGCAGGGGACTGACCGTCTCAACGTGTGACTTGTGGGCGCGTGTTTGGTGGGTCATTCGGCCCTCCGCAGCACGTAGCCGTAGCTCGGCGGCGGCAGTCGCAGAATCGGCTCGCCGCGTGCAATAAGGCGGGCCAGGGTCTTGCGGACCGCTTTCGGGTCCAACCCCAGCGCGGTGGCGATCTCCGTCCCCAGGATCGGCCGATCAGGCGACAGGAGCGCCACCAGCGCTGAGCGGTCCTTGCGCCAGCCCGGCCAGCCAGAGGCGTCTCGGCACGTGGTCGAGCACGTGCGGCGTCGACCACGCTTGCCCCCAAACGAGTAGGCTGAGAACGGCTTTTTGCAGACCGCGCACGGCACGACTGGTGCACGTCGCTGGATGGAAACCGGGTGCTGCTGGCGCCACCGTGCACGTACCCGAATCCGCTGGATCTCCGCTCGACAGTCGTCCGAGCAGTAGCGCGCAGGTGGACCGGCTCGGCCCGGCTCACGAATCGGCGTGAACACCGTAGAGCAGTGAACACAGGCGATCGGCGTCGGTGCTGTAGATGGCCGTGGTGCGGCGCGTGAAGCGCGCCGCACGACACGCTTCACGCGCCGCACAGGTGACGGCTGCGCGCCCGCTGGCACACTGACCAGCGGCTCAAGCGAACACCCGAGACACAGCACCAGCAGTGAGCCACGCGGGATTCGGTACTGGTCGCCAACGGTGATCGGACGGTCGCACGCGGCGCACGAGAGACTCACGTCAACGTCGTCGCGCCAGGACTCAAGGCGGTGGACGGTGGACGCTGGGGCGACGCTCACGGTCCTGCTCTCCACATTCGGTCGGCCAGCATGTCGTTAGCCGTCGCCTCGCTGATCTGTTCGGCCCTGATCAGCGCGTCCAGGGTCAACACGGTGTAGCCCAGCTCCTCGGCCGAGAGATCAGGACAGGCGAGCAGCTCGCCCATCTCGCGGATGACGTCGGCCTGCATGTCATTCCAATGCATCGCTTCAACCTGCCTTTGACACGGGGAGCGGTCGGCGAGTCTCACGCTGCCGGATGCGCCTGCAAATTCGGCAACGCCGAGTCGCCCGTCCCGTCTTCTTGGAGGGTTCGAAGCTGACGTTGTCGCCACTGAGCGGATGGCCGTTCTGGCAATGCGTCTGGCGCGCTCGCTTCGCCGCTAAACTCTTACCGCGAGCCTTGTTCACCTCAGTCGGGACCGGCTCCAAGTGAGCCGGATTCACACAAAGCCTGTGAGGGCAGGAGTTACCGCCCGCGCACGATGGGTCTGTGTTGTGGCAGGTATGGTCGAGCGTCATTCCGTCTGGGATCGGGCCGGCCAACAACTCGTACACAGCGCGATGAGCCATGAGAATGCGGCCCTTGTCCCCGATCCTTCCGTAGCCACTCGGGGCCGGCTTGCCAAGCCAGGGCCAACACCCCTCACCGCGACTGAACATTGGCTTGATTCGCTCAGCTAGCGTCATAGACTGGGCGGCTTTGGCAACCTTGGCGGAGCGCTCTGCTCGCCGCTCCGGCGTCCAATAGCGCCCCTGGCTGCATCGCTGACACTTGCACCGAACCCCGAGCGACGGCGTGTGGGACGGCACTGCTCTCCCGGTCTTGCCGGCGGTGAAGATCTGTCCGTCAGCACATCGCGATTTGTCCCACGGCCGTCTCATCGCCGTGCCTCCGAGACAGACTCGAACGTTGTGCGGAACCGATGCTCAGGAGCGACGTACGGCAAGCCCATCTCGGCGAACAGCGTCTCTTCGTCGGGTGTCGGCACGAAGCGACGGTACGCCCCGACATAGCGCCAGACGCCGCCGTCCTTGAACTCCATGTCGTTGGGACAGATGCCGCCCTTCGCCCGCTGCGTGACGAGCCGCTTAGAGAACTCCCAGGGTCCCGTCCTGATCGCCAGGAGGGCGCCCCACGTCTCAGCGCTCGTGCAGAAGAGATCCACCGCGATCTCGATCGCGTCGAGGGGCCAGGAGATGCGCTTGAGCTTCGGACCCCAGGCTGGCCGCCCGTTCTTGTCGCGCCGCTTCCGGACCGTGCCGGAGCGTTCGAGGCCTTCGAGGTACTCGTGCAGCGCGTCGATCGGCAGCCCGACCGGCTCGCCGAAGAGATCCAGATCCCTGCGCGTCTTCGGGA